TTCATTGACAATGTAATGAAGCAGGGTCCGTTTGATCCTGAATACCATACCATCTACCAGAGTAACTTATGCTGTGAAATACTTTTACCGACAAAATCATTTAAAAGACTTGACGATGCAGAAGGACGTATCGCGCTCTGCACACTTGGCAGTATCAACTGGGGAGCTTTCAGGAATCCCGAAGATATGCGCCGTGCTTGCCGTATTCTACACCGTAGCCTCAATAATATACTTGATTATCAAGACTTCCTAAGTATCCAAAGTAAACTAAGTAATGACGAGATTCGTCCGTTGGGTATTGGCATTACTAATTTAGCATACTGGCATGCCAAGCGTGGACTCAAGTATGGGGAGAAGGATGCACTACAAGATGTAAAAAGTTGGATGGAACATCAGGCCTTTTACTTGACAGAAGCCAGCGTTGAGCTGGCAAAAGAACGTGGTGCGTGTGAAGGTAGCAGTCAAACACGCTATGGAAAAGGCGTATTTCCGTGGGAACTCCGTGCCAACGGATCTAATGAACTGGCAAACTTTGCTCCTGAACTTGATTGGGAAACACTGCGCGGTCAGATGAAAGAACACGGTGTACGTAATGCTACACAGATGGCAGTTGCACCAGTTGAAAGTTCAAGTGTGGTTATTAACAGCACTAATGGCATTGAAATGCCTATGAGTTTGATCAGTGTTAAAGAATCGAAAGCTGGATCGTTTGTACAGGTTGTTCCAGAATATCACAAACTAAAGAACAAGTATCAATTGATGTGGGACCAGAAAGACTGCACTGGCTATCTAAAAACAGCAAGTGTGATTGCGGCTTATGTGGATCAAAGTATCAGCACAAACACATTTTATAATCCTGCACACTTTCCAGGACGTAAAGTTCCAACCACATTGATTGCCAAGAACTTGATGCAAGCTCAGTTATGGGGATTGAAAACCTTTTACTACAGCTTGATTAACAAAGCAGGCAGTAAGGCAGTGGAAGAACCTACTCCGGAACAAACACAAATTAATGGTGTACAAGTAAACGGCTATCATATTGAAGAGTTAGAAGACGACTGTGAGAGTTGCAAGCTATGAGTTATAGTTTTATTAGACAATTCATTATGGAAGGCAAGCCGGCTTCTTTAAAAATATTGCCGTTGCCTTACGGTGTAAACGATCTGGCGCCGGCTATCTCCAAAGCCACAATAGATTATCATTACGAGCATCTAGCCAAAGGATATGCCAAGCGTTTCAATGCAGGCGAAGGCGATCCAGATTTTAACGAAGCTGGTGCGTTCTTACACAACGTCCTATGGCAACAATATCAAGAGCCAAAAGACACTAATGAACCAACTGGCGCAGTGGCAGAACTTATTGTTAAACATTATAAAACTTTTGCCAAGTTCAAAGATGAATTTGAAAAAGTAGCAATGGCAGTGCAAGGCAGTGGCTGGGTTTACCTGGCCAAGGACGGCAAGATCAAAACCATTGTGAATCATGAGATCAAGAAAGACATTGTGGTATTAGTTGACTGGTGGGAACATGCATGGGCACTGGACTATCAATCAGACAAGAAAGGTTATTTGAAGAATCAATGGAAAATTATGAATTGGGACAAGATAAATGCTAGAAACATGTTGTGACATATTAGTAGACGCTTACAAGCGCAATTGGATTACCAGTAGAGATGGTAACATTTCTATACGGCATCATGACCGTGATCATTTTTATGTAACACCCAGCGGTGTACGCAAACAGACCATGCAACCGGAGATGTTCAAGAAGATCAAAATCTGGAGAACAATTAACAGTGGTGTTGGTAATGGTGCTTTTAACTATAATTGGGAAGTCATTGAACAAACAGACTTATCGGGTAACTTGGAACCTAGTGGTGAGATGCCTTTACACTTTGGCTTACAGAAAGAATTGGGCCAGCACAAAGACGATGTGCGTGTAGTTGTACACGTTCATCCCACTTACTGTATTGCGGCCATGCATGCCGGTATTGACTTGGGCACTGTTAGTGATGCGTTTCCAGAACTCAATCGCTACACAAAAGTAGCACACAATGTGGGAGATGTTGCTCCTATCAGTGAAGAATTAGGTAGTGAGTGCCATCGTAACCTAGGACTTGACTGTGAAGGCAACATCAAGTTTGACATAGTGGGAATCAAAGGACACGGAGTAGTGGCAATTGGAAACACTCCATGGCGTGCCTATGAGCATATAGAAAGATTAGAACACATTTGCAAGATAGTACTTGCTTCAGGAAAATATTAAAATGAGTAATGCACAATATAATTTAAAAACAAAGACAGACTATCTTAACCGCAAGATGTTCCTGGACCCAGCAGGCCCAGTTACTATCCAACGCTTTGAAGAAGTCAAGTATAAAAAGATCGCAGACTTTGAAGCCACAGCACGTGGCTTCTTTTGGCAACCAGAAGAGATCAGTTTGACTAAAGATTCAAACGATTTCAAAGATGCCAGTGATGCTATCAAACATATTTTTACCAGCAACTTGTTACGTCAAACAGCACTGGACAGTTTGCAGGGTCGAGGCCCGAGCCAAATCTTTATGCCAGTAATATCGTTGCCTGAACTGGAAGCATTGGTGTATAACTGGACATTCTTTGAAACAAACATTCATTCAAAGAGCTACAGTCACATCATTCGTAACATCTACAATGTGCCCAAGGATGTGTTCAACACCATCCACGACACACAAGAAATTATCGACATGGCATCCAGTGTGGGACAGTACTATGAAGACTTGCACCAGATCAATTGTCGTAAACAGTTAGGCGAAAAAGTCAACGAGCGTACTCACATCCGAGCAATTTACATGGCTTTACATGCCAGCTATGCACTAGAAGCGTTCCGCTTTATGGTCAGCTTTGCCACCAGTTTGGCCATGGTAGAGAACAAGATCTTCATGGGCAACGGCAACATTATTCAATTGATCCTACAGGACGAGATCCTACACAAAGGCTGGACTGCTTACCTGATCAACCAAGTGGTCAAAGAAGATACTAGGTTTGCCGAAATCAAAGGCGAATGCGAACAAGAAGTGTATAATCTATATATGGATGTTATACGTGAAGAAAAACAATGGGCAGACTATTTGTTTAACAAAGGGCCAGTTATTGGACTCAACGCTAACATTCTCAAAGACTTTGTGGATTACACAGCAGTGGGCGCACTGAAAGATATCGGTATCAAGTACAACAACCCAGCACCCAAGTCAACTCCTATTCCTTGGTTCAACAAACATGTTAACACCAGCAATAAACAAACAGCACTGCAAGAAAGTGAAAGCACAAACTATGTGATTGGTGTAATGAGCGATGCTCTAGACTATGACGCATTACCAGCACTATAAGAGAAGAACATGATCACAGTATATTCAAAAAACAACTGCCCGTTCTGCGACAGAGCAAAGGCACTATTAGAAAGCAAAGAGATTCCATTTGAAGTTATCAAAATGGAAGAACACACTGGCGCACGTGAGTTTCTCATGGAACANGGNCTNCGNTCAGTACCGCAGATTTTCAAGGACGGCNTTCTCCTTCCAGGCGGCTTTCAGGGCCTAGCTGGCAAAGACGAAGAATTTTTNAACACACTCAAAGGATAAACATGTTAATCAACAAAGGTATCACAATAGGCGAAGTAGTAACAATTAAAACAACTGCGGGCGAAGAGATTGTCGCTAAACTAGTTGAAGAAAACCCAATGGCCATCACAGTGAGCAAACCATTGGTACTGACCGCAGGACAAAAGGGTATTGCCCTTGTTCCCTTTTTGTTTACCACAGAGCCCGATGCAGATATACAAATTTCTCGTGGTACAATCATGGTGTTGGCACCTTGTGGTAAAGATGCGGCAAATACATATATTCAAAACACCACGGGCATAAAACTAGCATAAATACGGATATAATTTAGGAGTTACGCTATGCCCGGTACAACAACGATAACAACTGCATTTCCAGCCGCAGGAACTATAACTATAGTCGATACTACTGCGGTAGCAGTTGACCTGTTAACCGCGGCTGTTACGGCCCAAACTACATTTTTAACAACCACTTTAACACCAGCACCGGACGGCAAAGGAATACCTGGCTCAATAGCACAATCTTTAAATCTCAGTTATCAGACACTAATTAATGTATCTACTCACTTAGGTCAAATTAACAGTAACTTGGAAACACTAATAACAGCAGTAGGCAAAACAAATACCGAACTTGAAAAACTAAACAAAGCCGCTGGTATTGGTAATAGTCATGCAAACAAAGCAAATGTAGTAGCCGAATTAACATTTATTGATCAAAATGATAAAAATAATTTTGATAAGAAAGTGGTTAATGCAACACTGGAAAAAGCCGGAGAGCCGCCTATTCAAAATAATCCTGTAGATCTCCAGGCTGACGTACAGAAAAAAGTTTCCGATATTACTAGCCTCAACGCCGCTATAGCCGCTACCGGTATAATCATCGAAGGAGCCCAAACTGCAATTGCAGAAGGTTTTAAGTTGGCACAAGAAATTGTGTTAGACACTGCGATTGGTAAAAAATTAGTCGAATATTACTACGAAGGTGAAATAGCTGTAGTACAGGTATTCAGCAAAGAAAGAGCTCAACGACTCATTGTTGAAAATAACGATCGCCTCAATAAGGCGAAAGGTGGCGGCACACCAACTCCACCAGTTGCACCTGGTTAATTATGAAAACTGCAAGGATCAATTCTGATGTAGACAGCAAGGGCAATAGGTTAAATTCCAATGGCAAGATCCCCTCGGTGTTTATCAACAACCAGCCCATAGCTTTGCTTAATAGTTCAAACTCAAAAGGATCAAAGGTAATGTCTGGATCTCCCAATGTATATGCACACAATATAAATGTTGCCAGAGTCAACGATGCATTTGCTGGCGGAACCAAAATTGCTACTGGAAGTGACAACGTTCTCACAAACTTGCCAAATCCTTAATCAATAAGGTTGACCTTTATTTTCTACCCCTGTACACTAGGTATAAGTACTTGGTACTTGCCTTAAAGGAGAAATATATGGCTACAAATAAATTCGCAGAATTCACTGCAATCATCGAAGCAATGGAAAATGATTTTGAAAAGTTTTACGACAAAGAAGTAGGTGCGGCTGGAACCCGTGTTCGCAAACATTGTCAGGACCTGGCCAAGTTGTGTAAAGAAACACGCAACGATGTCACCACAGTTAAAAACGCACGAAAAGAACCAAAATAATCATATAAATACAATATGGCATACAGCGATAAGGTAATCGACCACTACGAAAATCCAAGGAACGTTGGATCATTCCCAAAAGATGATCCTGACATTGGCACGGGTATGGTCGGTGCGCCCGCTTGTGGCGATGTAATGAAACTACAGATAAAGGTAGATCATGATACAGGTATTATTACAGATGCAAAATTTAAAACGTATGGCTGTGGATCGGCTATCGCAAGTTCGAGCCTCGTTACAGAATGGCTGAAAGGCAAAACACTTGACGAAGCAGGAACAATCGAAAACTCCAAAATTGCCGAAGAACTAGCACTGCCTCCAGTCAAGATACATTGTTCAATACTAGCAGAAGATGCTATCAAAGCGGCTGTGCATGATTACCGTAACCGACACAGCGTATAAAAAAATCAAACTGAATTTAGAACGCCGGGGCAAAGGTGTTGGTATTCGTTTAGGTGTTCGTACTACTGGATGCAGTGGACTGGCATACACTATCGAATATGTGGACGAGTATACCGCAGAAGCAGGGGTAACCAATTATGCTCAAAAAGACTTTGTTGTGCTAGTAGATGCCAAAAGTCTAGCATATTTAAATGGCATCACAATGGATTGGGTCCGCAATGGACTCAATGAAGGTTTTGACTTTCAAAATCCAAATGAACGCGACCGTTGCGGTTGCGGCGAGAGTTTCAGAGTTTAACCCCAAAAATACTTGACTTTAACCAAAGTTAGCTGTATAATACTAGCTAATGTTATAACTTTTGGAGATTATTTTGAGTATGCATTTAGAAGGTCCGTGGCTCAGTACCACCGGCAAGAAAAAAGGTAAAAAGAAATTTGCTAGTTCAGAACATGCCCGCAAAGCACGTGAGCAGGAAGAAAGTTGGAAAGATCTACAAAAGCGTTGGGGCATTGAGGCAGAAGAAAAGAAACGCAACCGTGCCATGACCAGTGAAGTTTGGAAACCGGATAACAAACCATACACTAGATATGGTACCGATGTCAAGTATCCCAGTCGAGATACTGGTGCAGGCAATGCCACACTCAAGCCCCCGAAAGTTTACACAGGCACAATGGTAAAAGGCATTGCCACCATGCACAAAAGCAACGCAGTACCGGTTTTTAGTAATGAAGAAGCAATAGATATTAGTAAAATGCGTAGATAACCATTAAACTTATGTTTTTATACCGGCTATCATGGCATAACTATATATTGTACCTCAAAAGGTTTGGAGTACAACAAAGCAGTAAGGCTTTTAACGCACAAGGAGATGTATCAGAGCCATATTTTATAATGACGGAACCAGCGATTCCGTGATCCAGCGTAAAGGAGAAAATCATATGATACGCATCATCAAAACAGCAGTCTTTATTTTAGTAATGATACTAGTAGGATTAGCAGGGGTTAAGGCAGTGAATTACAAACTGGACACCCTAAAAACAGCTCGTGAACAAGCGAGTCCGGTTACAGCACAAATAAGACAGAAACAACTAGACTGTCTAGCTCGTAACATATACCATGAAGCAGGCTACGAACCTTTTGAAGGCAAGGTTGCAGTGGCTCAGGTAACAATCAATCGTGCAGAAAGTGGACAATTTCCCAGTGACATCTGCCAAGTAGTATATCAAAAGAACATAGTGTACGAACGGGTGCTTTGCCAGTTCAGTTGGTACTGTGAAAGTGCCACTGTTAAAAAACCCATGAATGGCCCTGTGTATACAGAAAGTATGGAAGTGGCCAAAAAAGTATTGTTAGAAGGATTTAGATTACCCTCCATCAAAAATGCTCTTTACTTTCATGGCGACTACATCAATCCCAAATGGGGTAAGCAACCCGTGGCCAAAATTGGCCGACACATTTTTTATAATTAGGAGATAATATGAATTTGAATATTTTAACAGAACGCATCAAAAATAGCATTAGTGATCTTTTTAATTTGGATTTGTGGGTTAAAAACGTTAAAGAACATGCGCCACAGGTCAGCGCAGAAACTATGGGCTGGCTAGCTGGCATTCTAATGCATTTGGCCACGATCCCAACCATGGTAGCAGTACTCACAGGGCTAACTGAAAAGATGCCCCCTGTGGATCTAGTGCTGTTTGTTTGGGCTGGTTTATTTGCTTTGTTTATTAAAGCAACTATCCAGAAGGATCTATTAAATATTGTTACAATAGGATTTGGATTCTTTGTGCAGGCCGCTTTGTTAGCACTTATTGTGTTCAAATAACTTGCTTTCAGTTTAGCCCTAATGTACAATTACTCATTAGGGCTAATTGCTGATAAATATATGATATTAATAGGAGCATAATAATGCCATCAGGATTTCAACAAGACACCAATCAGCTACAAGCTGAAATGTACAGAGTGGTTGTTACAATGAGTAACACCACATTCTACCCAACCGCAACCGGTAACGACAACGGTGGAGTAACGCCAAATTCATGGGACTCGTTTGCTACCCTACCAACCACATTGGCATTGAGTCAAGCTCGTGCCAGAGGTAACATGCGTTTCCGTAACATTGTTAACCAATTAACTGGTTTGACAGATGTGCAATTACGCGATATTACAATTACAGAAGCTAATGGTGATGCCCAAGCAACCAGTCTAGCATTTACATTGCTAATCGAGCGTCCAGCATTTATCAATGTAACCGGTACTGCAATTGACGCTTCGACTGCACTTACAACTACAGCACTTGTGCTTAAGAATGAAGTAGCCAAGGCAATTCGTCTAAGCACTAGTGCTAGTTCACGTGTGTATGATCCAACTAGTCCAACTACCCCAATGGGTACTCAAGTATCAATCACCGCCACGCATACAGGCGCTACTGCTACACAAACTTTTGGTACAGTGGCAGTTACTTTAATTGACGAATCAACATTGTTCGATTAAGGACTAGATGATTTTAGCGTACTTACTACTATTAACTGGTTTAACGATATCTGCGGTCGCAATCTACTATAGTGTAGTAGGTCTGACCGCAATATTTTCTGCCGCGGCTATCCCAATTATCATCATGGGTTCAGCTTTAGAAGTAGGCAAACTGGTGTGCGCCAGTTGGCTCAAAGCCAACTGGACTCGTGCTCCTGCTTACATGAAGTACTATATGATTTCAGCAGTGGCTATACTGATGCTGATTACCAGCATGGGTATCTTTGGATTCCTTTCCAAAGCACACAACGATCAAAATTTAGTGAGTGGCGATGTCCAAAGTAAGATTGCTATCTATGATGAAAAGATCAAAACAGCACGAGACAATATAGATGCAAACCGCAAAGCTCTTAAACAGATGGATGAAGCTGTGGATCAAGTCATGGGCCGAAGCAGTGATGAAAAAGGTGCCGAAAAAGCTGTTCAAATTAGACGCAGTCAGCAAAAAGAACGTGCAAGGCTCCAGTCTGAGATCACCGCTGAACAAAAAATTGTTGCCTCCGTTAGCCAAGAGCGTTCTCCAATCGCGGCAGAAGTACGCAAGGTTGAGGCTGAAGTAGGACCAATCAAATACATTGCCAAATTCATCTACGGTGATAAAGGTGCAGATGAAAACATGTTGGAAAAAGCTGTCACATGGATCATCATAATGATTGTTATTGTGTTCGATCCTTTGGCAGTTATCATGTTGCTGGCCGCACAAATGACATTTGGTTGGCGCCGCGAAGGCACAGAACCTGTTAAGCCTGTAAGCATTAGCGACTTTGTTCCTCAACCCACAGAACACATTCCCAACAAAGAAACAAAAGAATCTGAAGTTGAGTATACTATTTTGGATGACCATCACGAACCGGATTATCCTGAACCAATCACAACAGCAGATCAAACTACAAATATTAATCAAACTGAGGCACCAAGCGAAACGCCTGTTACAGCACTAGGAGGTGATATAACTGGACAGGAATCGTCAAATCAAGAATTTCCACAGCCAATAGAGCAATGGAACAACATGATTGCAGAGGCAGAAGCAGAGGCAAACAAAGAAATAGTTGAGAAGGAAGCTCGTA